GTCGTTTCAGTATTATCTAAATAATTCTGAACGGCTGTTTTTAATCCAGTGTATGTAAATCCCGCCATTATGTCTCCACCGTTACGTTGCCTATTCCACTTGTTGCCCCAATCCCATTAAAATCAGTTCCTATTGGATCAGAAGCAAACGTCATTCCACTTCCTGCGTTTGTAGTGATTATAACTCCTAATTGACTTTGAGGTAAAGAAACGTCGGGTCTAGGTTTCCATAATTGTTCTGCATCAGCAGACAGGTTTGGAGGATCTAGTTGAGGATGTTTAGGTTCATAACACTCAGAACAAACTCTAAAATTTTCCCATGTAGTTTTTGCAGTAGTGTATGGATACCTAAAACTACAGGTATCGCATATGAAGTAAGCGTATTTTCCTGTAGCATAAGCCATTAAATATATTCTTGTCTAGGAACAAGCCTTACTGGAGAACGGTCTTCGTCATATTTTAAAGCGTTCATTATATCTTGTTCATATAGCTCTTTTATAATCGGAAGTTTTTGTACATTCTTTTTCAAACACAAATAATAAGCAAGACCAGAAACTAAACAAGGCATAAACCTAGTAGGAATATCTACGTCATTAACTTGCGCATTAGCATCCTCTATAGTACGCCAAACATAGTAAACGAGTTTGTCCGTTGAGTTATCGGGCGTTGGGTACAAGTGAATAACAGGTGTTTTTAAGCGTTCTACCCAATACTCAGTTGACCTAGACTTAGTGTCTTTATTAGGAATACTTATATATTGGTTACGATCTATTCGATCTAATACATAATCAGTAACGACTCCTCCTACGGTTCTCTCAACATAAGCGTCTAATACATCTATATCAAAAGAATTAATAGTGTATTCTTGAGTTCCTTCTGTGAGAGTAAGCTCTACTTTAGAGATCTCCCACATCTGAATACCTCTGTTTGACCAATCGGCAAACATAATATTCATAGAACGCCTAGCTGTAACTGCGTCATAAGAAGTACGAGCTTCTAACCCTGCAAGTTCGTATGCTTCTTCTATTGCGGTCGCTACATCTAAACTAAATGCGCGAGTGCCTGAAGTTGCCATAACCTATGCGTGAAACACAGTCATTGTTAGAAAAGTAGATACAGTGTATTGAATATAAATTCCAGCATCAAACACCACTCCTTCTTCTGGAATGACTACATCTCTAGTTGCATCAGCATCACCAACAGAACTTAACCCCATAACAGTAGTCCCTGTAGGAGAAGTGTTATGAAAATTTGTAGTTCCGGCTGTTGCTGTACTGGTTAAAAATATACCTTTTAACCTTGCTCTACCTGCAAATATAACATCTGCGGCTGAACCGTTAACTCCTGCTGAAACATTACCTGCTGGATTACCTACTGCTGAAATACCCGATATAGTTAAAAAGTAACTTGTTCCAGTAGCAGTTCCTGCATTAGCACCTGTAATGGACTCTGTTTGAGCATCCCCATTGACATCAGTTCCCGTAACAGTAAAGGACTTAGCCGCGTCATTCCCGGCAGAAAGGACAGTAACTACCCTCCCATGACTAAGAGCAACTGCACCACCAGAAGCTAACGCTCCCCCTATTACGAGGGCTGCGTTATTTCCGACTGCTGCTGCTACGGATATTCCATCGGCATCTAAGGCTACTGTGTCTGCGGTTATAGTGACCGCTTTTACATCTGATCTAGCCATAAATTACTCCTAGATAATACCTGTAAGGTTGATTAATGAATAATCAGTAGTTACGTTAACTATCATAACTGTACCAATTACTTGAATCACGTCTCCTGCGGCGGGTCCAACTGCTCCAGCTGCACCTAAAGGTACTGCATGGTTGCCCACAACTAATGTACCTGAAGTTAATACAGCTTGTGGACCTGATACTGCAAACCAACCATAAGCACTTGCTGCCATATCGACAACAGTTACACCTAGTGTAGCGCCTGTAGTTGTAGCGGCTTGAACAATTTGCCCACTGCGTGGATCAGGAATTAATGTAATTCTTGAAGATGTTGTTATTGCAGTTGCTAAATCATCATAACAAGTAATAACTATTGATGGATCTGCTGAATGGTCATGTGCTGGGTTAGATTTAATTCTAAGCATTTGACCTTCACCAGCGGCATCATTTACATATAGATAACCATTAGCGTATTGATTTAGCGTAATGTCTGTACCTGCGGTTTCAACTGAAATTGCAGTTTCACCAGCAGCGACACCTGCGGTTGGAGTTAAATCAAAGTGATGTGCTATTGAAGCAGCGTGAGTTACACATTTACCTGCTGTTACAGCAGTTGCTGCTAATCTACCATAAGCATAAACAGTATTACCATAAAGTAATCTACTGCCTAAAGGAAATAACTCTGAAAGTCCTGAAGTAAACGGATCAACAGTATTATATTGGCTACCACCTTTACCTACGATAAAGTCAGCAGGACCATATCCTGTTGCTGCTACATACTGAGTATGCGCACCAGCATCAGTAAAAATATTACCATCTGAATTAATTACTAAACCATCAGCGATGGCTCCTGTTGCTGCGGTTACATCAATAGTTTTAAAACCATTCTCGGACCGGACTGGTCCATTAAACGTTGTATTTGCCATAATTAAGTCCCCTTAATTCCCTTACCGTCTTGGCGAGTCTGCTAGGTCAGTCGGTAAGTTCCATTGTGCCTAGATAAAATCTTCTTTCTTAGTTTATAGCAGATCCTACAAAAAAGAAAGGGCAGCTAAAAGCTGCCCCTCTTTTGTAACATAAGCTTAAATTAAGCTCCAGGAGTCCCAAATACAGCACGCCAGTCAGATACTCCGAAACTGTAACGTTCTCTTGCTTTAAAGCGAGAATTTCCAGTATCAAAGTCGCCTTCCATCGCTGTGCGAATAGGGGTTCTTTGGAATAATTTAAAACCATTTGGTGCATCAGTTTTAATGAAAAACGCATCAGTATCTGTCAAGAAGTGGTTAACTACCGCTCCTTCTGGGATCATACCCATAGAATTTACTGCGTTTAAATCGTTATCTGCTGAACCCGGTCGCAAGTTTGAAGCAATTACACGTTCTGCAACAAATTGTAGTTCTTTAGGAATAATTAACTTCATTCCTCGAACTGCAATTTTAAGACCGCGTTCATCGGTTAAACCTGCAATATCAATCAACATCTGCTCAAGCGAAGTTTCGTTTAAATCTGAAGCCGTAGACAATAGATTTCTTTGATTTCCGCTGATAGATGGGTGTGATGAGGAGCAAAGTGCTGCGCCATCACCAACCGGATTGGTTGTAGAAAAAGCATTGTTCAATATAGAAGCGGCTTTAATTTGCTTCGATTGACTCATAGAACGTGCTAGTGCGCGTGTGTAACGGGCAGCTAAACGGTCATATAAGTTATCTTCGATTGCTTCTTCTGTAATTGAGAACGCTAACGCAATAGTTTCATGCGTATAACGTGCAGTAAATGTTTCCTGCGCATCATCAAAAGAAATTGCACTACCTTCAGCTTTTACCGGTGCGGTACCAAAGCCTGATAGCATTGTTTCTTCTTCAAACGCTCGATCAGAAGATTCTTCGTCGAAAATGTGAGCGTGCTCTTTTTCATATCTGTCATACTCTAGCCCGAATAAAGCATTTAAACCGGGTTCGAGCTCTTTCGCTAATTGTGCTCTCGAAATAGCCATTCAATAATCCCCTTTAAATGCCGGTTGTGTCCGCAGTAGTCTGCGAATCAAAACGACGGGTTGATGCATTAAAATGAGCGCCTAGTCTTACCAACAACGGAATACCCGCTGCAGAAAAATCACTATTTGCATCATCATCAACGATGCCAACAACACGCAAAGGCAAAGTTGCCGTAGTTGCGATTGAAGATACGCTTAATGCTGAGTTAGAACGCCCCGTATCAGTAGAACCTGTACGGGCAGAAGTACCAAGTGTCGCGTTTGCAAATACAGCAGTCAGAGCAGTAGCTCTACTGGTAATACTAGCATCTGTGGCAACTTGGAATAGTTGGTTTGGGTTATCGGCAACAAACGCTTTTACAGGATAATTTGTATCAACGCTCACGCTTCCGGAACCCGGCCAATAATTAAGCCATGTTGGCTTTTTCTTGACG